GAAGAGCGCCTTTTAATCAAGAAGACTTAGATAACGCTGTAAAAACAGCTATTGATGGCTTACCTGAAGACACTACCCTATATAATCAAGAAGATTTAGATACCGCCGTTAAAGATTCTTTAGCGGAGTTGCAAAAAGAGTTTACTTTTGAAACAGAAGGTTTTGAGTCTACTCTAGAAGACTACGAAACCAACATTGAAAATTTGTCAAACAGTGTAGTTAAACTAGAGGTTGCTTTAGAAACTTCACAAAAAACAAGTTCAGAGTTAGCTGCTGAGCTAGAAAAAACTGAAACTAGTTTAGCGTCTCAAGAAGAACTTAGTGAAGCTAAGACAGAAGAAATAACTAATTTAAATGAAGCTCTAAAAACTTTAGAAACTGATTTAACTGTTTTATCTGATGAGTTGGCTAAAACTAAAACTGAAAAAGCTAAAGCTATTGAAGACGGCAACACAGCATTAGCAGATGCGCTACAGGCAGCCGAAGATAAGTTAACAGAAACAATAGAAGCATCTGATAAAGACTTAGCAAATGTGACTAAAGAGTTAGAAGAAGCGGAGAGTGCTTTAGCTACTGAGCAAGCAACTAATAAAAATAAGACAGAAGAGATAACTAATTTAAATGAAGCTCTAAAAACTTTAGAAACTGATTTAACTGTTTTATCTGATGAGTTGGCTAAAACTAAAACTGAAAAAGCTAAAGCTATTGAGGACGGTAACACGGCATTAGCAGAGGCTTTACAAGAAGCAGAGAAAAAGTTAACAGAAACAATAGAAGCGTCTGATAAAGAGTTAGCGGACGTGACTAAAGAGTTAGAAGAAGCGGAGAGTGCTTTAGCTACTGAGCAAGCAACTAATAAAGCTAAGACAGAAGAGATAACTAATTTAAATGAAGCTCTAAAAACTTTAGAAACTGACTTGACTACTTTATCTGATAAAATAGCTGAAGTTGAAACTGAAAAAGCTAAAGCTATTAAAGATGGTAAAACAGCATTAGCAGATGCGCTACAGGCAGCCGAAGATAAGTTAACAGAAACAATAGAAGCGTCTGATAAAGTTTTAGCAGATGCACAAGCTGCTAGCGCAACCGAATTAGCTGATGCAGTAGCAGCAGGCAAAATAGCTGTAGATAACGCTATTGCTGCGGGAGAATCTGCTGTAGCTGCCGCAGAAGCAGCAGGAGAAGCCGCTGTAGCAGAAGCTGTAACCGCAGGAGAAGCCTCTTTAGCGGAAGCTATAGCAGCAGGAGAAGCTGATGTAGCGGAGGCTATAGCAGCAGGAGAAGCTGATGTAGCGGAGGCTATAGCAGCAGGAGAAGCTGATGTAGCAGAGGCTGTGGCCGCTGGGGAAGCCGCAGCAACAGCAGCCGGAGAAGCAGGGTTTGAAGAAGGTTTTGGTGAAGGCAAAGGCGAGGGTCTTGGGGAAGGAGCAGGGGCTGGTTTAGGGATAGGAACTCTTGCTGGTCTGTCTTTAGGAGCCTCTACAGGCAATGTAACGCAAAGTTTATTTAAAGATTTTATATTTAAACCTACGTATGAAGCTCCAGAATTACTTGAATTAGCAGAACAATATCAAGGATACCAAGCTCCACAGCTAGGTTTATTTAGGAATGTATAATGAGTACAACTTACTTATCATTAGTTAACAGTACGCTACGTAGGCTTCGAGAGGATGAAGTTAGCGCAGTTGCTAACACCGCGTACTCTAGAATGGTAGGCGATTTTATTAACGATGCAAAACGCATTGTAGAGGACTCACATGAGTGGTCTGTGCTTAGAAATACAGTGGTAGTCTCTACTTCTTCTGGAACTTCAGAGTACACGCTTAGCGGTGCTGGACCACGTATAAAAGTTTATAGTGCAATTAATGACACTTCTAATTTTTTTATGAACTATGAATCTCCTAACTGGTTTGCAAACGCACAGTATATTTCAGGTGAAGTAACAAGCACTCCTGACTCATATACTTTTTCAGGAGTAGATAGCTCTGACGATTCTAAAGTTCAAGTATATCCTACGCCAGATGCTGTTTATTCTTTAAGATTTAACATTCTTTCAAGGCCAGTGGATTTAGTCAATGATACAGATACTGTTATTATACCGGCGGCCCCTATCATTCATTTAGCTATAGCTTTACTTGCTAGAGAGCGTGGTGAAACAGGAGGCACAGCAGCACAAGATTACTTTGGGCTTGCTGATAAGTACCTAGCAGACGCTATTGCTATAGACGCTTATAAGAACCCTGAAGAATTTATCTACAGAGTACCGTAATGGCACAACAGCGTCAAAACATATACATAGGTGCGCCAGGATTTCGTGGTTTAAACACAGAGGATTCTCCTGTAGGACAGGACGCTTCTTTTGCATCTTTAGCCGAAAATGCGGTTATAGATAAGTTCGGTAGAATTGCGGCTAGAAAAGGTGTAAAAAAAGTAACGTCTTCTACTACTCCTTTAGGAAGCAGTGCTGGCGTTGAAGTAATAAAAGAGTTTATAGATCGCGATGGAAATGTTTTAGTATTTTCTGCGGGCAATAATAAAATATTTACCGGAACTACGTCGTTAACTGACATAAGTAGTGGTTTGACAATAAGTGCAAACAACTGGCAAATTGTTTCCTTTAATGGAGATGCTTATTTTTTTCAAAGGGGACATGCCGCACTGAAGTATACAGACAGCAGTGGTGCACTGGCTGCTTTGTCTGCTCACGCTCCTAATGCTAATGCCGTATGCGCTGCGTTTGGTCGTCTGTGGGCAGTAGATGTATCGGGCAACAAATATACGCTTTTCTTTTCTGATAGCTTAGACGGATCAAATTGGACGGGAGGTAGTGCAGGTTCTTTAGATATTACTACTGTATGGCCTTCCGGCTATGACGAACTCACTGCAGTTGCTCAATTCAATGATTTTTTAGTTATTTTTGGAAAACGTAGTATTCTTTTATACTCAGGCGCTTCTTCTCCTTCCTCTATGACTTTAGCAGATTCTATTGTTAATATAGGTTGTATTGAAAGAGACTCAGTGCAGAGTAATGGTAGCGACTTGCTATTTTTATCCGATTCAGGCGTAAGGAGTTTAGGAAGGGTTATACAAGAGAAATCAAACCCTATTGGCAATGTTTCTAAAAATGTACGCGATACATTAATGGAATCAGTAAGAAATCAAACAAGCAGCATAAAATCAGTATACAGCCCAGAAGAATCTTTTTACCTTTTGTTTTTACCTACTACTCTAGAAGTCTTTGTGTTTGATATGAGAGGCACGCTGGAAGACGGAAGCTATCGTGTGACTACTTGGGTAAACAATGGGGCTACTCTACTGTGTGGTGACAGGGCAGCAGATGGTACACTTTTTTTTGGTAATGCTTTAGGGATTAATAAGTACGAAGGATTTTTAGATAACGATAATTCGTACACTATGAAATACTTTACACAGCCTTTATCTTTTGGTGACCCCGCCACATTAAAGATGTTAAAAGAAATTAACTTTACAGTGGTTGGCGGGTCCGGAACAACAGTAGTAGGAAACTGGGCTTATGACTATACAGAAGGTTTTAGCAAACAAGCATTTACTGTAGCTACTAGTTTAATTGCTGAATATGGAATATCCGAATACAACGTAAGTGAATCAGAGTATAGTGCTACTATTGTTATTGATGTTGCAAAAGTAAAAGCAACAGGATCGGGTAAAGTATGTACTATTGGTGTAGAAGCTACGATAGACGGAAGAGCGTTGTCTATACAAGAACTGAACACAGAAGCTATCATAGGTAGGCTTATATAATGACTAATTATACAAAAACAACTGATTTTGCATCAAAAGATACTTTACCTTCTGGCAATGCCAATAAGATTGTTAAAGGCACAGAGATTGATACAGAGTTCAATAATATAGCAACTGCTGTAGCAACTAAAGCTGACTCAGCTAGTCCTACATTTACAGGTGTTATTTCTGTTCCAGACGGAAGTGCAAGTGCTCCTTCGATAACGAACACAGGAGATACTAACGCGGGTTTGTTCTTCAGTGCAGCAGATACACTTGCGTTTACAGCAGGCGGCACTGCTCAATTTACTATGGCTGATGGCGTTATTGCGCCTGTTACAGATAACGATATAGATTTAGGAACTAGCTCACTCAAGTTTAAAGATTTTTATATTGACGGAATTGCTTATTTAGATGCTATTAACTTAAATGGCACTGCAATTACATCTACTGCTGCTGAAATTAACATACTTGATGGCGTAACTTCAACAGCAGCAGAACTCAATATATTAGATGGAGTCACCTCTACAACTGCTGAGCTTAACATTTTAGATGGTGTAACATCAACTGCCGCAGAGATTAATCTTTTGGATGGCGTTACAGCCACTACAACAGAACTTAACTATAACGACACAGGCGCTTCAGTAGGCACAGTAGTAGCTAGTAAAGTTGTAACAGTAGATGCAAACAAAGACGTAGCCAGCTTTCGCAATATTACACTTACTGGAGAACTAGATGCAGGATCTCTTGACATTTCAGGCGACGCTGACATTGACGGTACGTTGGAGACTGATGCACTGTCTATTAATGGCACAGCGGTTACGTCTACGGCGGCAGAGCTAAACATACTTGATGGCAAAGCATTCCTTGATGAAGACAATATGGCATCTAACAGTGCTACAGGTATTGCTTCTCAGCAGTCCATCAAAGCCTATGTAGACAGCCAAGTAACTGCACAGGACTTAGACTTTCAAGCAGACTCTGGCGGTGCGCTAAGCATAGACCTAGACTCAGAGACTCTTACGTTTACGGGCGGTACTGGTATTGATACTAGTGGCTCTGGTAACGCCGTGACCTTTGCTATTGATAGCACTGTTACAACGCTTACTGGCTCACAGACCCTTACAAATAAGACGCTAACTGCTCCTACGCTTACAGGAACGGCTGTAGTTGCTTCTTTAGACATCTCAGGCGATATTGACGTAGACGGCACTACCAACCTTGATGTCGTGGACATTGATGGTGCTGTGGATATGGCTTCTACGCTTACTACCGCTGGCGACATTTCTATAAACGCTGGGTCTGGTAACCCTTCTCTTACTATAAAAACAGCAGGGGCTGGCAATAACCCACACATCAACTATCGTGCAGGCGAT